ATCTACCACATATGACGGCTAACAACTATCCACCATACAATATTGTAAAGACAGGTTCTTTAACATATAATATTGAGGTGGCATTAGCAGGTTATGGTAAAAAAGATATATCAGTAAACTATGAGGACAATGTTCTTGTAATTAAATCTGTAAAAGATAAAGATGAAAAAGAAGTGGAAGACAATGAGGGTGTATTACATCAAGGCATTGCTAAGAGAAGCTTCTCTAAATCATTTACAATCGCTGATGACGTTGAAGTTAAAGGTGCTGAATTAAAAGATGGACTTTTAAGAGTATCTTTAGAAAAGATTATTCCAGACCATAAAAAGGCTAGAACAATCAATATTAAATAATGATTAAAACTAGAGGCGTTCCAGCATTGACAATGGGACGCCTTTAGTGTATAAATAGGATTATATAAACTAAAACAAAAAATTTTGTTGTTTGTATAAACAAATTGTAAAGCGACAAAGGTCGCAGAAAGTAATTATGACATTAAATATGCCACAAACTAATCAAAGGCTAGACACAGCATTTGATATTCAATCACAACCAAAAATTATTAATAACGATAATTCAATTATTGTAAACGTCAATAATACTGATAGGTTTACAGATGAGAATTTAAAAACACACGAAAGACTTATTGTTAAAGAAGCTTATCCTGAATTATATGATAGAGAAGATAAAGGATTATTCTTTCAAAGATTTGAATTAAGAGATATAGATACATTATTTGACAATCTAAAAAACAAATATGGTAAACAAAAAGGTAGAGCTACAACTAATAAAAAATACGTTGGTATTAGAAACTCTATTTTAGAAAACGGTTTTAAATTAAAATACAACCCTATAGCAATCGTTGAATATCCAGATGGTTCAATTAGATTTCTAACAGGTAGAACTAGGGTAGAAATTTTAAAGAAAACTTGCGATTTTAAAAATGCTATTGTGGCCGTTTATTCAGTAAAAGATAACAAAACTTTAGCAACAAATAATTTAAAGTTTAATTTAATTGATGACCCAACAGGTGTTGCTTCAACTGGTGATGTAATTTTAGTAGGTCAAGAACTTATTAATGATTTAGATTTAGGCAAAAATTTAGATGAGATTAATGCTTGGGTAAATGAAGTTACCGAGGGTAGTCATTTTACAGACAATACTAAAAACATTATAGCTCAATCACTTTTAAATAATAATGCTTCAAGACCTTATATCAATTCTTGGACTCCTGAAAGAGTACACGATTGGATGATAGAACAAGGTTATAAGAAAGCAAAAGACCAATATCCTAATAGTGGTTTATCGGCTAAAGAATCTTGTTATGTACAAACTAAACTAGGTGAAAAACATCTAAACGATTATTTGTATGTTATAGGTGCTACATCATCTTGGAGTAAAAACTTATCAAGAATTTGTGCTATAGCAAACAATACAAATTTTGCAGGTAAAACTATTAGACTTGTATTACATACATCTACTTTAGATACTATGAATACAATTCAAAAATTAGAAGAACAATATGAGGAAAGAGTTAAAAATCACAATACAAATTACGCTCAAGAAGTAATTAATATTGGTAACTCTTACTTTAAAAGACAAATTAACGGTGAGGTTGTACTACCTATTATTAACACAAATGTGGAAATATACGGAACCTTACCAGTTATAGGCAAGGTACATAAACAAAATGAACTTGTCCTTATATAATCAAAGGAGCATTGCCAATTTCAATGAAATTTGATATATTAAATAATGCGGCTATCGTATAAAAGTATTACGGCGGGTTACCAACTCGCAGACGTAGGAGCGTTACCTACTAGCCGCTCCAATTAATTATGAGAGGAAAACTATATAATGAATCTAACAAGTGATACCATTGCCATTCTCAAAAATTTTTCTGACATCAATCAGAATATTCTTGTTAAACCTGGCAGTAAGATTCAAACTATCTCTACGTTAAAAAACATTTTAGCTGAGGCTGAAATTAAAGAGAAGTTTGAAAGTGAGTTTGCTATCTATGATTTACCAGAATTTTTAAGAGCATACGACTTATTTGATAAGTCTGAACTTAAATTTAATGGTAGTCAGAATATGACAATCAAAGACGCAAACGGAAAACAATCAATCAAATATTTCTTTGCAGATAAGTCGGTTGTTGTTGCACCAACAAAAACAATCAATATGCCTGATAAGTATGTTACCTTTACATTGACTAAAGATAACCTTGCTAAACTTATGAGAGGTGTAAATACTTTAAATCTACCAGACATTGCAGTAAAAGGTGATGGTAAAACTATGAGTATTGTTGCTGTTGATAAAAAGACACCATCAAACGACTATTCAATATCATTAGGTGATACAGATAAAACATTTACTGCTTATTTTAAGACAGAAAATATGAAGATGTTACCAGATGATTATGATGTTGCAATTTCACAACAGAAAATATCTCACTTTATAGCTAAAGGCAAACCAATTCAGTATTGGATTGCTATTGAACCTGACTCTGAATTTTAGAGGTAGGGTATATGAGTGATTTTTTGTGGGTTGAAAAATACCGTCCTAAAAAAATACGTGATTGTATTTTACCTGAAGATACTAAAAAGACATTTTCAGAGTTTTTAAAACAAAAAGAAATACCTAACTTACTATTATCTGGCACAGCTGGTACTGGTAAAACTACCGTAGCACGTGCTTTATGTGAAGAGTTAGGTGTTGACTACATTATTATCAATGGTTCAGATGAAGGCCGTCAAATTGATACGTTAAGAAACAAGATTAAAAACTTTGCTTCTACCGTTTCATTGACCGAATCATCAGCACATAAAGTTGTGATTGTAGATGAGGCAGATTATATGAACGCTGATAGTGTTCAACCTGCTTTAAGAAACTTCATTGAGACCTTTCATAGTAATTGTAGATTCATATTTACTTGCAACTATAAGAGTAAAATTTTACCAGCATTACATAGTCGTTGTACCGTTATTGATTTTGCAATCAAGAATGGTCAGAAAGTAAAGACAGCACAGGCGCTACTTAAACGACTAGGTAAAATACTTGACCAGGAAGAGGTTCAGTACGACCAAAAGGTTCTTGCTGAGTTAATTCAAAAGCATTATCCAGACTTTAGACGTACTATCAATGAGCTTCAAAGATATTCAGTAAATGGTAAGATTGATAGTGGTATATTGTTTAGTCTATCTGAAGCCAACACAAAAGAGTTGGTCAAGATATTAAAAGAAAAAAGATTTAATGATATGCGAAAATGGGTAATAAATAATCTTGATAAAGAACCATCTTCTTTATTTTCAACAATATATAATCTATTGTACACGAATTTAGAGGGTAATTCTGTACCTCAAGCAGTATTAGTTATTGCTGGGTATCAATATAAATCAGCCTTTGTTGCTGACCAAGAGATTAATATGGTCGCTTGTTTGACAGAAATAATGGCAAATTGTAAGTTTAAGTAAATGGTATTAGCATTAAGAAAATTAATTGTAAAGATAAGAATGGCTTATGCAGATATAAGAGGTCACCACGGTAAAAGGTGGAACTATGAGCCAGGTGATTATTATATGGGCAGAGCGAATGTACGAACTAAAAGATTATCTAAAAGCGATTAACGAAACAAAAGAACCACTCCTAGATAGTGACGATAAAACGTGGGAAAAGAAATTTCCACCGTTTGTAATCAATCGTTGCCTGTCTATGTTTTACGATACAATAATGCATAGCAACGAAATGAACGGCTTGCATTTTCTACCAAAGCGTATGCAATTTCACTATTTAATAAATAGTATTAGAAAAAAGAAGCGATTTGGTGGGAAGTGGTTATCACAATCCAAACTAAAGAATTTAGACGTTGTTAAAGAGTATTATGGATATAGTAATAACAAAGCAAAAGAAATTCTTAACCTACTTTCAGATGGCCAGATTGAAGAATTAAAAATGAGCCTTACTAAAGGTGGGAGAAAGAACAAATGAGTGAAGATACTATAAAATGGTCGCCAGAGCAAATGCTTGAGGTCACCATCAAACAACCAGATGACTTCTTAAAAGTCAGAGAAACCCTAACAAGAATCGGTGTCGCAAGTAGAAAAGATAAAACATTATTTCAATCTTGCCATATTTTACATAAACAAGGTAAATACTTTATAACACATTTTAAAGAATTATTTGCTTTAGACGGTAAATCATCAACACTTGTTAACAACGATATTCAAAGAAGAAATACTATAGCTTTATTATTACAAGACTGGAACTTAATAGATATTGTTGACAAATCTAAAGTAGAAGACAAAGCACCCTTATCTCAAATCAAAGTCTTGCCATATAAAGAAAAGAACGAATGGACTTTGAACGCTAAATATAATATAGGTAAGAAACCTAACGAAGCGAGTACAGATGAAGGCAATGCAGGTAAGCAAGTTTAAAGATTACATAACAGAGGCTAAAAAGGACTTTTTGCGTTTGCTCATTATTACAGATGAGCCAGATAATGCAAAAGAATTTCATACTGCCGATAGGTTAAAAGAAGAATGTGATAAGTTAGGTTATCCATATTACCTTTTTAAACTTACAGGTGGTTATACCACTTACGAAGACGGCATCCGTAAATTTCATAATCAAGATGATAAAAAAGGTTTTGAAGTTGGCGCTATGACCGTTGCTATTGTTCGTGGTTCTATTACACGTAAAGATAGTTGGTTAGACTTTGTATCTATATTAGAGAGAGCCAATGCAACGTTGGTAAATCCTAGAACCACAATTAATATGTGTGCTGACAAATATAGAACTTCATTAAGACTTGCAGATTATGGTCTAACACAACCTCAAACAAAACTAATTAATGACCCCGAAAAATCAAATGAGATAGTTGATGAATCAGGTATTAAGTTTCCTTTAATTATGAAAACTTTAAGAGGGTCTAAAGGTGTTGGTGTTTTATTTGTAGATAGTCCAAAAGGTTTAGATTCTATTGTACAACTTATACACAAACAAGATGAAGACGCAGATTTATTAATACAAGAATATATTAAAACAGAATATGATGTCAGAGTACATATATTAGGTGGTAAATTTTTAGCGGCTATGAAACGACCTGTAATTGAAGGAGATTTTAGGTCAAATGTATCGCAAGGTTCTAAACCAGAAAGTATTAAACTAACAGAATTAGAAATAGAACAATGCTTATTAGCCTCAAAGGCAGTTGGTGGATATTGGACTGCTGTTGACTTTATACCAAGTAGAGACAGAGTAAACAAACCACCATATTTTCTTGAAGTAAACTCTTCACCTGGTACAGAGGGTATAGAAGAAGCAACTAAAATGAATATTGCAAAAGAAGTAATTAAACATTTTGCAAATGAGGAGAATAGATATTCTGTGCCAACGGAATGTGGTTTTAAGGAGATTTTGACCATAAAACCGTTTGGTGAATTAATTTCAAAATTTGATACGGGTAATTCTGGAATGCCAGTAATTCACTCCGACAAATACAAAATCAATGGTAATAAAATAACTTGGTCTTTATTAGGTAAAACACTTACAAGTGATATTGTTCGTAAAGAAGAAATCAAAGTTGGTGGTTTAAGAGACTATGAAGAAACCAGATATGTAGTAAAACTAGATGTAGCTTTTGCTGGTGGTTTTTATAAAGATGTTGAATTTACTATTGATGATAGAGAAGATAGAACTCCTATCTTATTAGACCGTGCATTTATGAAGAGATTAAACGTTATGGTCAATCCCCAAAGAAAATACGTGATAACAACCAAATACAGCATTGACTAATTTAAGTCTTTGTGATAGGATTACAGAATGAAAAATATAAAAATAATGAGACTACAAACAGGTGAAGATATTATAGGTGAAGTTGAAGAAGGTGAAGTTGTTTCTATTAAGAAACCTTTTACTATCATACCAATGCAATCACAGCCAGGAAAACCAGTACAATTGATTTTAACTCCGTGGATGCCATATACAGATGATAGAACTTTGACAATAGATTGTAGTAAAGTAATTACAATTGCAACGCCTAAACCAGATATTTTAAAATCTTACGAACATAATATTAGTGAGATTATTACTTCAAAACCTGGTCTAATAACAGAAACTAATCTGCCTAAACTATAATGATAACCGTTTACTTTATCAGAAATGGTAAAGAACGGATTAAAGTTGATGTAGAACCGGGCTTTACTTTGATGGACGCTGCCGTGATGGCAAACATACCTGAAGTACCTGCTACCTGTGGTGGCAATCAGGCTTGTGGTACTTGTCACATACACGTAAAGAGCCTTGACAAAGTTGAACCAGCAGAGTATAATAGTCTTGAAACTCAACTATTAGAGTATGAAAAAGACTATGATAGAATGACAAGTAGATTATCTTGTCAGATAGAATTGAAAGAAAAACATAATGGACTTGAAGTGAGATTGAGAGATAATGAACTTTTATAAAAATGTAATAGAACACAAAGGTAAACTTCTTATTCGTGGTGTGATGAATGGGAAAGATTACAAAGAAAAAATTGATTTTGGTCCAACCCTCTACGCCTTATCACAAACAGAAAAAACAGAATTTAAAACCTTACAAGGTCAATATCTTAAACCTATAAAGTTTAATGATATTAGAAATGCACGTCAATTTAAAAAAGACTATGGCGCACAATCGCCACTATATGGCCTTGAAAGATACCATTATCAATACATTGGTCAAAATTATCCTGAAGCAATAGAATTTTCAAAAGAACATATTAAAATATTCACACTTGATATTGAAACTAGTTGTGAAAATGGTTTTCCAGATGTAGAAAATCCTATTGAAGAGTTGTTGGCTATCACGGTAAAAAATCAATCTAATAAACAAATCATAACTTGGGGTGTTGGTCAGTACAAGACAGATAGACCAGATGTTACCTATGTTTATTGTAAAAATGAAAAACAATTGATGTTTGAGTTTATGAAATTCTGGATTAAAAATCATCCAGATATTGTCACAGGCTGGAACACCAAGTTTTTTGACTTACCTTATTTGATGAATAGAATTAAACTGATTGCAGGTGATAAAGTTGCAAATAGAATGTCGCCTTGGAATTTAGTTAATCGTGAGGAGATTGTTGTAAGAGGTAGACCACAAACGGTTTATAAGTTGTTTGGTATTACTATGTTAGATTACCTTGACTTATATAAATGGTTTATTCCTACACGACAAGAAAGTTATAGACTAGATTTTATTGGTGAACTAGAACTTGGCCGTGGTAAAGATGAAATGCCATACGATACATTTAAAGAATGGTATACTAAAGACTTTCAATCATTTATTGATTACAATATTCAAGATGTTGAGATTGTTGACGCATTAGAAGATAAACTTGGCCTAATTGACTTATCATTGACCGTTGCATATGAATCAAAAGTAAACTATGATGATATATTTTCGCAAGTAAGAGTATGGGACACATTGATTGCAAACCATTTAATGAAGAAGAAGATATGTGTACCACCAAGAGAAGAACATAGTAAAGAAACAAAATATGAAGGCGCTTATGTAAAAGAGCCACAACTTGGTCAACACAAATGGATTGTTTCATTTGATATTAACTCACTATATCCACATATTATTATACAATATAATATTTCGCCAGAGAAGATACTAGGTGAAAGTAGCCACGGTATAAACGTAAATAAAATGATTGATATGAAAGTACCACTTAATTATCTTAAAACAGAGGGTGCTTGTATTACACCAAACGGTGCAAAGTTTAAAAATGATAGTCAAGGTTTCTTGCCTGAAATGATGGAAACAATGTACAATGAACGTGTCATTTATAAGAACCGTATGTTAAAGGCAAAGAAAGAATATGAAAAAACAAAAGACCCTAAACTGGTAAAAGAAATATCTCGTTGTCACAATATTCAATGGGCAAGAAAGATTGCCTTGAACTCGGCTTATGGTGCAGTAGGTAACCAATATTTTAGATACTATGATGTAAGACAGGCAAGTGGTATTACCACGGCAGGTCAGTTTATTATTCGTTTCATTGAAGGTAAAATGAATGATTATTTAAATAGAGTATTACAGACAAAAGATAAAATAGATTATGTTGTTGCGTCTGATACAGATTCAATTTACGTAACCTTGGATAAACTTGTAGAAAAAACTTGTCAAGGTAAAACAAACGACCAGATTACAGATTTTATAGGTAGAGTATGTGATAGTAGATTAGAGCCTGAAATTGAAAAATGGTTTGCTGAACTATCTGATTATTCAAACGCTTTTAAAAATGCAATGGTAATGAAACGAGAAGTTATTGCCAACAAAGGTATATGGGTTGCGAAGAAAAGATATATGTTAAACGTTATTGATGAAGAAGGCATTAGATTGTCTGACCCTAAACTTAAACTTATGGGTATTGAGGCAGTTAAATCATCAACACCACAGGTTTGTAGAGTTAAAATTAAAGAAGCAATTAAAACTATTATGTCAAAAGAAGAAACAGATTTACATAAGTTAGTTGCTGATTTTAGAAAAGAATTTATGACATTACCGGCTGAGGCGATTGCTTTTCCTAGAAGTTGTAATAACTTGAAGAAGTATCGTGACAATGCAAACATCTTTATCAAAGGTACACCTATTCACGTTAAAGGTGCGTTGATATATAATCATCAAATAAAAGAGTTTGGTTTAAAGAATAAGTTTCCTTTTATACAAGAAGGAGATAAGATTAAGTTTATTAAACTAATACCAGCCAATCCATTTAAGTTTGATGTAATAAGTTATATTACTAGTTTGCCAAAAGAGTTTAAACTAGACCAATATATAGATAGAGATACACAATTTGAAAAGACCTTTTTGGATCCTATGCGATTTATATTACAAGCAATCGGTTGGGAACACGAACCAAAGGCAAATTTAGAGGCATTTTTTGGATGAAAAAATTTAAAGATAACATAGATGATTTTTTTAAATGGGTAAAAGGCACCGAACTGGTTGAACTAGATGACATAGATGTGTCAGAGGATCCTGTTAGACCAGAATTAACTTTAGGTTTTAGAATTACAAACGGCAGAAAAATATTTGGTCTAAAATATAATGAAGAAATTGAGGCGATTGTTTGTGTTGCATTATGTCCTGAAGTACCATATACGGTAAGAGAAATGGATTATATGTCTCAAGCGGCCAATCAAGATGGTCAAAGAGGTGAAATTGTTATTGCATACACCGTTTGGTCAAGAAAAAGAGGTGCAGGTAAAGAGATAATTGTAAAATTAAGAGAGTGGGCTATTGAAAATAATTTTAAAAGATTGGTTACTTTATCACCATTAACACCAATGGCAACACATTTTCATATTAAAAATGGTGCAAAACAAGTACATATAAATGATGAGACACAAAACTTTGAATATAAACTTTCCAAATAAAAAATATGGTGTGATATATGCCGACCCACCTTGGTATTTTAAATCAAGGTCAAAGAAAGGTGAGGGCAGAAATCCTAATCAACACTATAATTGTATGGAACTAAAAGACATATGCGATTTACCTGTTAAGGATATATCAGCTGACAACTCTGTATTATTAATGTGGGTAATTGACCCTATGTTAGATTTAGCATTTGATGTTATAGAGGCTTGGGGTTTTCAATACAAGACCGTAGGTTTTACTTGGGCAAAAACAAATAAAACAAATATGGGAATGTTTACCGGTTTAGGTTATTGGACTAGAGGCAATCCTGAAATGTGTTTACTTGCAACAAAAGGCAGACCAAAAAGAATTAATAAAGACGTAAAACAATTAGTAGTTTCTCAAAGACAAGAACACTCAAAGAAACCTTTAATGCATAAAGAGATTGAAAGGTTAGTTGATGGTCCTTACATTGAGTTATTTGCTAGAAACAAACCATATAAAAATTGGGATTATTGGGGTAATGAGGTATGAACGTACAATTAATAGATAAAATGGGTAGTGATTTATCGGTAGTTAACGCTGCTCGTGTTTCATTTGCTAAAAGAAAAGAACAAATAGATGAGAAAGATGAAAAACTAATTAAGTATTTGGCTGAACACGACCATTGGTCGCCTTTTGGTCATACTAGTTTACAATTCTTAATCAAAGCACCTATATTTGTTGCACGTCAATTAGTAAAACATCAAGTTGGTTTAGTGTGGAATGAAGTAAGTAGAAGATACGTAGATGATAAACCAGAATTTTATATACCTTTTCTATGGCGTAAAAGAGCAGAGAATAAAAAACAAGGCTCTAGTGATGAGGAAGTTGAATACGATATTACAGATTTAATTAAAACAGCTAAAGAATTTTATAGTGAAATGTTAGAGGCTGATATAGCACCAGAAATGGCAAGAATGATATTGCCTCAAAATATGATGACAGAATGGTATTGGTCAGGTAGTTTAATGGCCTTTGCAAGAGTTGTTAATTTAAGAATCAAAGAAGATACACAAGCGGAGACTAGAGTTGTTGCAACGCATATTGAAAAGCATTTGAAAGACCACTTTCCAATAAGCGCAAAACACCTATTAAAATAATGGAATATTTACTGGTTGCCATATATCTAATTATCTGTTATAGTGTACCACTAATCTTATTAAAAATGTGGAATAATGAAAAACCTAACTAGAGAAGAAGCACTACATTGTGCTGGTATATTTAATGATTACTTCGGTCAATTTAGTCGTATTGACCAGTATATGCGTGACCAAAAGATGGCACAAATAGACTCAATAGCACAACCACTTCCTGGTATGGGTTTTGATTCAGATATGTTTGATGATTTCACAATGTCACCAGAGGTGATGGATTTAGAAGTTGTTGAACTAGACAACAGCACTTGGGATAATTGTATCAATATGATTTCAAGTCATAGTAATATGGTAAGTATACCTGGAAAGGCATTGAAACTTGCAGTTAAAGAAAAAAATACAAATAAGTTTGTTGGCTTTATGCGTTTTGGTAGTCCTGTTATTAATTGTAAACCACGAAATGACTTATTGGGGAATGTACCCGATTTAAAAGTATTTAACAAAACAGCTATTATGGGTTTTGTAATTGTACCTTGTCAACCATTTGGTTATAATTATCTAGGTGGTAAATTGTTAGCTGGTTTATGTTGTTCTCACGAAGTTAGAGAAAAATTAAATAAGAAGTATGATATGAACTTGGTAATGTTTGAGACTACAAGTTTATATGGTAATACAAAAGGTGCCTCAATGTATGATGGTATGAAACCTATGTTGAGATACAAAGGTAATACTATTTCAGATTTTATACCAATGTTGCACGGCAAACCATACCTAGATATGGTAGAGTATGTTGAAAACATTGTAGGTAAAGGTGAGTTAGTAAAAGAAGACGCTTCTAGTAGAAAGTTAAAAATGACTACAGCTATTATTGGTCTTGCAAAAAGAGCATTAGAAGGAGATGAACTTAAAAAATTTAATCAAACCATTGCAAATGCAAAGAATTTAACTGAACAAAAAAGATATTATGTATCTAACTATGGTATTGAGAACTATATAGATATAGTAAATGGTAAAACTGATACAATAGTTAGAGCAAAAAACTATGAACGGTATTACGACAATGAGATTATAGAATGGTGGCGTAAGTTAGCCACTAAACGTTTTTACAAATTACAAGAAGAAAAGCGTTTAAGAAGTGAACTAGAAGTATGGACAAAAGATAGTAATATAGATATTATCCGTTAATGAATGAGAATAACAATATTCAAACAACCAAAATACATATATTTGGACTTCTCGCCGGATAAGCTTGACATTATCAAACAATTTTGTTATAATGAAAACATAAAATGGTATACTATAACTTATACCGACAAGGAGATTGAAGAATATGAACGACTTTTTAAAGGACATAATTAAAGAAACAGGTAATGAATATGCGACACTAGCTAAAGACGGAGTGTCAGGCGGTGATGTAGATTCTTTTATAGACACCGGTTCATATTCATTTAATGCTTTGTTATCAGGTAGTATCTATGGTGGTCTACCTAACAATAGAATTACGGCAATCGCCGGCGAAGCTGCAACAGGTAAAACTTTCTTTGCATTAGGCATAGTAAAACACTTTTTAGATACAGATAAAGAAGCAGGTGTAATTTACTTTGAATCAGAAAATGCAATATCAAAAGATATGATTGAGAGTAGAGGTGTTGACAGCTCAAGAATAGTTGTAATGCCAGTTGCAACGGTACAAGAATTCAGAGCTCAATCAATTAAAGTGATTGACAAATATTTGGAACAACCAGAAGCTAAAAGAAAACCTATGTTATTTGTATTAGATAGTTTAGGTATGTTATCTACTACAAAAGAAATGGAAGATACGGCTGCTGGTAAAGAAACTAGAGATATGACAAGGTCACAAATTGTCAAATCTACTTTCAGAGTATTGACTTTAAAACTAGGTCAAGCAGGTGTTCCTATGAT